ATAGAGTGCATTCAGGCGGAAGGTGGAGGACGATCAAGCGGTGCGATCGTAGGAACTAGTATAGCTTCTGCAGGTATTCCTCTTGTTTCTGGCATACCTTATGTGGGTTGGTTAGCTACTGGATGGTTGATTATGTTGGGAAGTGATATTGGTAGTGAAACTGGTGCTGTTGTTTCTAATGTATATAACGACTGTTGATATAAATAAGAATAAGAAATAAACTCTTGATAAGATGTCTGTTGTAGATAGAGTTCTTGTAAGACACCAAGGTGCCCAAGATCTGGCTCTTTTTGAATCTGAAAATGAGCCAACCAATCCTAAGTTGTGGGAACAAGCAAAAAAGTTAGCTAAGGAAAACTTTGATGTTTATCCATCTGCCTTAGCCAATAATTGGACTGTAAAATGGTATGATAGGAAAGGTGGAGAGTGGTGGTTGGAAGAAGGAACTCTTCACAATTGGTTTGGAAAATCAAAATCTAAAGATGGAAAACCAGGTTGGGTTCAATCTGATGGTTCTCCTTGTGCTAATGAACCTGGAGAAAAAGGAACACCTAAGTGTTATTCTTCAAGGAGACTTGCTGGATTGAAGAAAACAAAAGAGGGTCAGAAAAAAATCAGAAGTGCTGATGTTCGCAAAAGTAGAGAAGATCCTGGACAGCAATCCAAGAGTGGTGCATCTAAACCAACCATGGTTAGAACATTCAAAGATAAAAAGGATTATAAGAAATATCCATCTGGAGATTATAAAAAAAATGAGCAGTTTGAACCATCTTTGAAAGAGGCTGCAAAGGATCATGAATATTCTATGGCACGTTCCCAACTTTCTACAATAATGGGTGCTGCCAAGAGATTGAAAAATAAAATGGAAAAAGGTGAAGGTAATGTTGAAGCATGGGTTCAATCTAAAATTACTAAGGCAGCAGATTACTTAGATTCTGCTGCTGATTATGTTGATAGTGGAGAAATGAAAACAGAAGATACAATTTTAGAAGTTGAAGATAAGAAAGGCAAGGGTAGTGGTAAAAAAGATGCTTGTTACAATAAGGTAAAATCAAGATACAGAGTTTGGCCATCTGCTTATGCATCTGGTGCTCTTGTGAAATGTCGTAAGGTTGGTGCTGCTAACTGGGGTAATTCAAAGAAAGAAGATTTTGAGTGGGTATCAGTTGAAAAATATATTACTGAAGCAAGGCTTCCAGCAATGAATGGTAACATGTATATGGTTACATTCAATTGGAGGGGAAAGTTTATGGGAATGAGAATATTCTTTCCCACTATGAGGCAACCCTCCAGAAAAGAAGTTGAACAAGCTCTTGATAAAGTTTATCCTAGTAGTATTCTAAGACATTTTGTTCCTGTTGATCCATCTCCCGATGGTGGATATCTTAATGCTGGTGTTAATGAAGAAGTTGAACTTGAAGAAGGAACTCCAGCATGGCAGAGAAAGGAGGGTAAGAGTGAATCTGGTGGTTTGAATAAAAAGGGTGTTGAATCATATAGAAGAGAAAATCCTGGTTCTAAACTAAAAACAGCTGTTACTAAAGATCCATCCAAATTGAAAAAGGGTTCTAAAGCAGCTAAAAGAAGATTATCTTTCTGCCGTCGCATGAAAGGTATGAAGAAAAAACTAACTTCAGCCAAAACAGCAAGAGATCCAGATTCAAGAATCAACAAATCTCTTCGTAAGTGGAATTGCTGATATGAAAAAATTTCAAGAATTTATACAAGAGACCATCAACATTCAAAATGTTGAGACACTCATTGTAAATAACTCAGATAACAACACTCAAAGTGTAGGTGAAGAGTTTTCTGCAGATGTAATGTATCAAGGTAGTATTCATAGAATTTCTATGGTTACTGAAAATGGTATTCCATCAAGAAATCAACTTGCAGAGTATCTACAAGATGAGTATCCTGGCGCTATTGTTCAACAGATTTATGTGAAAGAAACTTCTGATAAATCTATAAAAATTAAAGACGATAAGAGGTATCATCCAGCAAAATTGGATTGGGTATAAATTATGGCACAGTGGAATAAGATTACACAAGATTATCTAAATCAAGAGAGAACACTTCATGAAGTTTTTATGTGTGCCGATAGATACGGCAACATTGGAGACTGTGGAGTATCCACTGGTTCTGGTTCTGGTGGATACGATGCTTTTGGGAGATCAAGAACATCAGAACCTTTTACACTTGCAGACTATTCACATCAATATGGACTTAATGAAGAAATTCTTACTAAAAAAATTGGTGTTGGTTCAACGGTAGAATATCTTAGAAATAAAGCAGCAGCATCAATTGTAGTTGGAATTGGTTCTACAGATTATGTGATACATCAATCCAGAATGTATCATCACTATATGCCAGGCAAATCACAGTTTGCTCTTTCTAGTTTTAACTTCAATGATGTTAGAGAGAATACTGTTAAAAGAACTGGATACTTTGATGACAGAAATGGAATATTCGTCCAACAAGAAGGTGATGGAACAGTTTCTTTGGTAAGAAGAGATTATGTCTCTGGTATTGCATCGGATACAGTTGTCAATCAGTCCGATTGGAGTTTAGATTCCATGAATGGTGTTGGTATTTCCAGTATCAGTCTTGACTTTACAAAAACTCAATTATTTGCTACCGACTTCCAGTGGTTAGGTGTTGGTAGAATTCGTTGTGGATTTGTTATTGGTGGAAGCCTTGTATATTGTCACGAATTCAATCATTCTAATGTAGAAGAAAATGTCTATTGGAGTCAACCATCACTTCCTATTAGATGTGAAGTAAGAAATACGGATACTGCTGTTGGTGTCACATCAATGCAGCAGATTTGTTCTACTGTATTGAGTGAAGGTGGATATGAAGAAAGTGGATTTGAGTTCTCTCATGGAGTATCATCTGCAATTTCTCTTCCTGGTTCCAATAGTGCTCCAAATCACATTAAGTGTGTAATGGCAATTCGTGCCAAACCAACTGTAAATGGATATCCAAATAGAACAACAATTCGTATTTCAGATTTAGAACTTCTTTCTACTTCTGCACCTTGTAAGTTTGATGTTTATAGAATGCCAGATAGTTCAAACATTACTGGAGGAACTTGGGTAGATTTTGATGATGATTACTCTGGTGTTCAGTATAACGTTGGAGTTGGCACTAACTTCAATCTAACAAATGCATATTCAAAATCTACTGGATATGTAACAGGAAATAATCCATCAGGTAAGCAAGCATCGGGTAATATTAACCTTAGTCCTTCATCTGCAAAGAAATCATATCTTGCACAAAACATAGATAGTGATGATAGTAATATTTTTGCAGTAGTTGTTCAAAACTTAACTACAAATACCGCAAACCAAATTTATGTTGCTATGCAATGGAGAGAAACTAGGTAATTTATTATGGCATCAGCTGAACAGTATCTTGGTAATCCTAATCTCAAGAAGGCTAACACAGCCATTGAGTTCACAGAAGACAATATTGCAGAATATATTAGGTGTAAGCAAGATCCTGTGTATTTTGCACAGAACTATGTGAAGATTGTTACTCTTGACCATGGTCTACAACCATTCAGGACATATGACTTTCAAGAAAAATTAATTACAAACTTCCACGAAAATAGATTTAATATCTGTAAGATGCCTCGTCAGACAGGTAAGTCTACAACTGTAGTTTCTTACCTACTCCATTATGCTATCTTTAATGATAGTGTGAATATCGGCATTCTTGCTAACAAGGCATCCACTGCAAGAGAACTCTTAGCAAGATTGGCAACTGCATACGAAAACTTACCAAAATGGATGCAACAGGGTATACTTGTATGGAACAAAGGTAACATTGAATTAGAAAATGGCAGTAAGATATTGGCAGCTTCTACATCTGCGAGTGCTGTCAGAGGTATGTCGTTTAACATCCTCTTCCTCGACGAATTCGCGTTCGTTCCTAACCACATCGCTGATGCCTTCTTTGCATCTGTTTATCCTACTATTACTTCTGGTAAATCAACGAAAGTAATTATCGTATCAACGCCACATGGTATGAATCACTTCTACCGAATGTGGCACGACGCGGAGAAAGGGAAGAATGATTATGTTCCCACTGACGTTCACTGGTCTGAGGTGCCAGGTAGGGATGCTGTATGGAAAGAACAGACCATTGCTAACACGTCAGAACAACAGTTTAAAATTGAGTTTGAGTGTGTATCTGGAGACACAAACATTGAAATAGAATGTGAGGATGGTGTGGAAACTACTACAATCAAGGATTTATACGATAGAATGTAAGTTCATAGGATTATAAATATTAATAGTAGTTGAGATAATATAATGTATACCATTTATGCACTCGTGGATAATGATGGAGTAGTGAAGTATGTCGGTCAAACTACACAGGTTGATGTTCGTAAAAGAGACCATAAAAACAAAAAACCACCCCACAACTTTGTCATTATCAAAGAGAATCTTTCTGCAGAAGATGCCAAGCAGTTTGAGATTGATACTATTGCCAAATACAACACATATAAAAATGGTTGGAATATGAGTTCAGGTGGAGAAGGATTTGATGGTTACAGAAGAACTAATATTGGTGGAGTAAAGAAAGGTAATATTCCCTGGAATAAAGGTAAGAGTGGTTGCTTCAGTGAAGAAACTATCAGTAAAATGAGTAATGTCCGTAAAGGCAAAATACATTCATCAAAACTAACTCCCGAAAAAGTCCGATTTATAAGGAATCTATATAATACAAAACCAAGACTAAAAGGTGTTGGTGATATTCAACCCAATGGTAAAGTTCTTCCTTATGAGAGAGCATTTTCAAAGAACTACGCAGAAGAGTTTGGCATAACCCCCAGCAACTTACACAAAATCATTCTATATAAATCTTGGACTAATGTATAAACTGAACTCGTCCATTAAGGTAAAAACACCAAGAGGATTTAAAAAATTTGCAGGTATTCAGAAGGTAAGAAAACCAGTTTATCAATGGATTATCTTTGGAGATGATAGTGAAATAAAGTGTTCTTTAGACCATTCCTTTGGTGAAGAGCAAGTTAAAGCTCACACAATAAAAACAGGAGATTTATTACAACATAAAGAAGTAGTTTATAGTGAGATTGTTGAGGAACCTATTGATCTATATGACTTATTAGAAGTAGAGGATGGAAACTTATATAATACTAATGGTGTTGTATCTCATAACTGCGAATTCTTGGGATCAGTTGATACTCTGATTGCACCAAGTAAGTTGAAGTCACTGGTGTATGAAGACCCCATCCAAAGGAATGCTGGATTAGATATCTACCAAGAACCACAGAAAGATCACGACTATGCAGTAACTGTTGACGTTGCTCGTGGTGTGGGTGGTGATTACTCTGCCTTTGTGGTTGTTGATATAACCTCCTTCCCTCACAAGATGGTGGCAAAGTATAGGGATAACATGATTAAACCTATGTTGTTCCCCAGTGTCATCTTTGAGGTAGCCAAGTCATATAACGATGCCTGGATTCTATGTGAGGTCAATGATGTAGGAGACCAGGTTGCATGTATTCTGAACTATGACCTAGAGTATCCAAACCTTCTTCAATGCTCGATGCGTGGTAGAGCAGGTCAGATTGTAGGACAAGGGTTCTCTGGAAACAAAACACAGTTGGGTGTG